ACCCGTGCCAGTCAGTAGCCCGTTCGCGTCAACGTTCAGCCTCTGCACCCCGCCCGTGGCGATCGACACGCTGTCCGCAGCGGAGAAGTAGATGCCCGTGTTCGGGTCGCCTGACGTGGTGATCGCAGGCAGCGAGACCGTGCCAGCGGAGAACTGGATCGGGCCAGGAGCAGCCGCGGCATTGTTCAAGAACGCGTTCGGGTCCTCGAAGTCCTGCGCGTACACGCCATGCTGCACCACCGCACCAGACGAATGCGCCACACCCGTCGTCCCACCCTGCGCCCTGGTCACCGTCAGGGTGAGGCCCGCACGGTTCGTGACAAGGACGATCTCCTCGTTCACCGTATCCGGGTCGATGATCAGCGCATACGGGGTAGACGCCGGCCAGCCCGTCACCGCCGTCACCGTCATCGTCGTCGCCACATCAGTGCAGCCCGCCGACAGTGTCGTGCGCTGCGCCGTACTCGAGTAGTTCCTGCGGGACATGGGCGCTCCTTCTAGCGGGTGAGATATGCGATGGTGGTTACGGCGCGCTCAACGCTGTCATCCAGCAGTCCGAGCATCGTGTTGCACTTCTTGCAGAGAGCGCCGCGGATGCATGCGCCGCAAGAGAACTGGCCGGGGCAGCACGCATGGTCGTGATCCACAACCAGACCGGACCAGTCTCCCGGCTTGCCGCAGATGGCGCACCCGCCATCTTGGCTATCGATCAGCGACTGGAACCTGTCTCGTGTCGTTCCATGCTTGCGGAACCTGTTCCGCTCCATGTTGTCCCGAGTCATCTTCCCGTCGGCCTTGATCCGCGCGTAGTACTTGCGGTTCATGGCTTGCTTCTTCTCCCGGTTCCCCGGCCTAGCGATCCACTCGCGCATGTATTCAGCGCTGGTCTTGGCGGTCATCTGGTGTAGTGCGATCTGGCCGGGTACAGTGCCTGCTGCTTCGCGGTCTCATCCGCGAGCCGCATCTGGTACATCTGCAGCAAGTACTTCCCCACCGACGTGGCCGAGTTGTACTGGCGCTGGTTCGCGGAGAAGTCAGCCTCAGCCGTCAAACCCGACAGGTGAGGGGCGTCAAGGAACGGGATCATCCGGTACGCGGCACCCAACCGGATCACGTCCTCACAGGACGCCGGCAGACCAGTGACCGTGGTGAACACGTCGGCGTCCAGCGCCAGCGGGGTGGGCTGCTTGAAATACACCACCTGGACAGTGCGACCGGGAACGATCGCGTCATACAGGGAGATGCTCGAGCCGGTAGGCCACGCAGCAGTAGGTGCCATCGAATCGATCCTGTAACGGCGGATCGGCAGCCACTCCAGCGACGGGCCGATCGTCTGCCACGACACCCCGATGATCGACTGGGCACCCACCGGCAGCGCATACGTGGAGATCGCAGGGTTGAACGTGAACGTCGTCGTCCCCACAGCGGACACGTCAGGGAAGATCGCCTGCACCGCGTCATTCAAAGCCTTACGCACCAGCGCCCGAGGGAACAGCGGCGCGGACGCCACCCGCGTGCCCGACAGGTGAGCCTCAGCGGTACTGGAACGGTAACCGCGCCCATACGGGGGAGCGGTAGCGGTAGACGCTGACGTGTCCACCGAGTCGATCATCACCAGCTCGTTGCCGATCTCCACCAGGCCACGCGACACCGCTGTCGCATCACCCAGAGGAAGCGTCAAGTCGCTCGAGGTCACATCAGCGGACAGGTACGTGGCCTGCTCCTGCATCGTCGTGAACCCATGCAGGTACGTCAGGGTGTCGTCAGTCAACTCAGCGAACGTCGTCACAGTCAGTCCTTCCAGTTGACGAACTTGGCAGCAGTCTTCGTCGTGATCATGTCCGCGGGCGGGTCAACGCTCGCGTCATACGCGCGGCCCAGCATGTTCGTCGCCGCCTCCGCCTCACGCACCTTCGTCACCGACGTGCCACCCGGCTGGATGCCGTTAGCGCGGGCACGCTGATACGCCGACAAGTCCTTCTTCGTCTGGTCGAACATCCACTGGTTGTCCGAGTTGATGGTCTCCGCGACCTTCACGTTCGCGGCACGCAGGCACTGCGCGTACGTGTCGTGGTCCTTCGACTGGCAACCTGTCCTGCAGCTCATGCGTTCTCCACTAGTGCGCCGTAGCCGGCATCGATGAGGTCCTGGGCCTGTGACTCGCTGATGGTCTGGTCGTGCCCGCCGAGGACGTACCAGTCGGCGGCGTTCAACGTGACATCCAGTGGGGACTCCACGAACTGCACGTCCCCGTCCTTCACGATGAGGGTGCGCCCCGTGGTGGTGCCGTAGCGTCCGATGAGGATGTTGCGGTTCCAGTACGCCTCCACCGTCTGCGGTGTCACCCGGAAGGTGGGCCTGTTGACTGACCAGTAGGTTGTGCGTATCGATCCGACGGGGAGCGGTGGGATCGTGTAGAACACGTCCCATGTTGTGGAGCGTGTGATGGGGGACACCGCGGAGAGAACATCCCATGTGGTGGCACGGTCAGCTTCGACCCTGCCGCCCAGGTCCCATGTGGTGGCCCGTGCAGCGGACACGCCCGCGAGGACACCCCACGTTGTGGCGCGGGTAGCCGCAGAAACCTGCGACATAACGTCCCACAGCGTCGGGCGTGCGCCCGTGACCCGCGACATGACATCCCACGTAGTGGGGCGTGTGCCGGCCACGGCTGCCCGTGTGTGCCACGTAGTCGGTCTCGTGACGACGATCCTGCCGTCCACGCCCCACGTTGTAGCCCGCGTGGCGGACACTGGGGTGAGCGCCGATGCGACAGCCCACTCCGTGGAACGTGCAGCAGACACCGATGCGAGGGCGTCCCACGTCGTTGCCCGCGTCGGGGTGACCCGAGCGAGGGTGTCCCACGAAGTAGCCCGAGTGGGCGTGACCCGTGCGAGGACATCCCAAGTGCTGGAACGTGTCGGCGTGATACGGGCCAGCGTGTCCCACGTTGTCGGACGGGTCTGCGTCGTTACCGTGCGGACATCCCACGTCGTGGGCCTGGTGGATGTTGCGATCGTCCGAACGTCCCATGTGGTTCCGCGTGACGCGGACACCGGGACTGTGAGGACGATCTGCGGGCCGAGCGGCATGTTGACATTGGTGATGCCGCCAGTGATATCCGAGTAGACTGCAGGGGGAGTGGTCCCGTCCGTGAACCACGTCGTTGCTCGCGTAGCCGTGACCGTGGCGAGAACGTCCCACGCTGTATCGCGGTCAGCCTCAACCGGGGTGGTGCCACTGTCCGGCTCACGAATGAGGATGAACACGGCCTGACCAGCCGAGTCACCGCTGCTGGTTGTGGCGGTCGTGACGGGATCGCCGGAAGCCGTACCCGACAGCACCTCAGCGTGGGCGACATACATCCAGCCGTCGTTGCCAGTGGAGGTGTTGAGAACGGACTCCACGACAACGGTATCCAGCGTGCAACCGGGCACCGTGATGTCAACCGAGGAGGGATCCGACCCATTGTCCCTGCCGCCAGCGAACACGAAGATGTGGTCGCCAGCCTCTAGCGCGAGGGTCGCGTCACCCGTTGCCGAGAAACTGGTTCCCGTGTCGGAGGTGTCCGAGCCGCTGGTGGAATCAATCGTCCACCCGCCGCCCGTACCATTGCTGGATTCCAGCGCGATCATGCCCAGCATGGCGGGGGAGTATTGGGCAGAGAAAGCGGAGGATGGGTTTGACTCTGTGCCGTCATGCTCCTTGTAGAACCCGATGGCGTACATGGAGCCGGTGCCGCCGCCCATGGCCGTCGTGCCGTTGGCACCACCCGACAGGGCCGTGTAGCCAGACGGCGTACCCGGCACCGTGTTATACGGCTTGAGCGCCATGTAGCAGAGCAGCAAGTCGCCAGTGGTGTGCCCCGTGGGGAGCGTGTACGTCAAGGACGCATACGCTGCCGCCGTGTCGGAGGCGGCGGTGAGACCGGTTGGCGTCCGGTAAGTGATTGCCACGCTACCCCCCTATAGGGCTGGAAGGGTCGCTACTGCTAGAGCGAGCCAGTGTCACCAGCGACAGCGATAGTCACACCATCGTTGGACAGTGCAGCCGAGTTCGATGCGGTGCGGCGAATCCAGAACGCCTTGCACTGACCGGAGGGAATATTGCCGAGCGACAGGCCGGTACCAGCCGTGGTCGGGGACGAGAAGCCGCCCGTGCCAGACGGGGCTGTGGTCTCGTTGGCGACAGTGGCAGCCTGCGTGGAACCGGAGCCGATCGCACTGGCAGCCGTACCATCCACGGCGATAGCGATGGATGCACCACCGGCTGTCTCCGCTGACAGGTAGACCACCGCGTTCTCAAGAGTGTTCGAGGCGTTGCTGTTGTGGACGAAGATGCACCTGTAGTCCACCGTGGACGCCGCGTTCTCCGCGCCACTGATGTCATCGAACAAGTCATTCGCAACCGAACCAGCCCACGCCGTGGTACTGATCTGGTCGCCAAGGGAAGTACCCGCAGCGCTCGCCGTAGTGTTGCCGGCAGCAGCGCTGACGCTGTACTTGAACAGGATTTCGCCGGAAGTGATCGCAGCCATGCTAGGACTCCAAGGTGGTGAGGATGATTGCTACGTGCCTGTCTCGCTTGCTCATTTGGCGCTGCATCGTCTAGCCCGTGCCATCCAGAAGCCCCAAGAGGAGGCGCATGATGGCGTTGTTCTGCGCGGAGAGGTTCTTCACCTGAGTCACGACTTGAGCGTTCGTCGGGTTGGTGGCGGCGATGGCCCGCCGGTTGGTGTTGAACGCGGCGAGTGCATGCTCGTACAGCGCCGAGCGGTTCGCCCCGACGGTGGTCGAGGTCGGCGCGACGGGCCACACGGCCTGACGGGGGTCGGTCGTGTTCGCGGGAAGGTCACGGAGCGCCTGACGGTAGGTGCGCCAGGCGTCCACGTCGCCGGGGGCGTCCGCGACGACGCGGTAGTCGGACTCGCTTAGGAGGGTGTCACGGCGGTAGTGAAGGCGGTCCCAAACTAGATCGTCGGATGCGTCGTCATTTGACGGATAGAGGCCGGGTGCTTCCCATGAGCTCATGCTCAGACCATTTCGTAGACGATGGAGAACTTCAGGGCGTGGTTCGTGCCTCCGGGGTAGGAGTTGTCGTAGAAGAACGCGAACAGTGTCGTCGTGTTGACTTGTGCTTCGACCGTGAACGTCTTGCCTGTCACGCCGCCTTCACGGCCACCGCCCAGGTAGTTGGTCGCCTGATTGGCGATCGTGTACGGAAGGTTGCTGATGATGACGTGGCTCGATCCGGTGCCGTTGTTGGTGATCGTGACTTTCCCGGCGACGAAGACCAGTTTCCCAGCCACGCAGTAGCGACCGCTGGACGTGTATGACGTGATCGCGCCCGCCCCCGCCGAGGCACCCGGCGTCCACGCCGTCCACGCGCCCGGAGTATCCAACTTCGCCGCAAGACCGCTGACCAGATCGGCGTCAAGCGCCCGTGTAGCAATATCCGCAGCATGCTCAGTCAAGACCACGTTAACCGCATGATGGTCATCGATATGACCGGCCTCGCCCTCAGTCCTATCAGGCGGAATCGCCGTCATCTCAACCCTCCATCAAGTCGGTGTAAATGTCTGTGTAACCGTGGACCGTGACGGCGTAACCGGCAGCAATCAGAAGAGCTGCCTCGCCATCAGTGATCGAGTAGTTGTGACCGCCCTGGTACACGACATCGGCCTCATCCCACACGTCCAGTGCGGGAGAAGTCACAGACTCGTAGGCGGCACCCCGCTTCACCACGCTGTACGCGTAGACCGTCTTGAAGCGGGACAGGAGAGGGCCAGCGTTCACGTTCTTCAACATGTACGTCGGCGGGGTGAACGTGTAAGCCATCGACAGCCTTCCTAGCATGGCTGAGGGCAGCCACCAAAGTGACTGCCCCCAGCCGTGTCGCTATGCAGCGATAGACGAACCGGACTCGATCCGGTAAAGCGCCGCCTCGCGGTAACGCTTCCAGCCTGCCAGCGCGTACCAGCCCACCGGGCGGTAGCGCATCAGCTTGTCAACGACCGGGCCGATGACGATGCCAGGCTCCACAGCGGTAGCCTCAGCGAGCGCCTGCTGACCAGCGATCAGCGTGCGGTACACCCGAGCCGACGAGGTGCCGTCAGTGGCGTTGTACGCGCGCGGGGTCTCCACGACGTAAGCGCCACCCACGACGCCAGCAACAGCGTTCAGGATGTTGCCCACGTTCGGGTCGGTGTACTTGCGCGAGTCCTCGAAGGACAGTGCGCCAGTCTCCGACCGAAGGTCGTGAGCGGTCTCCGGGTGGGTGTAGCAGGCGTACAGCATGTCGGACTTCGGAACCGCGTTAGCGGCCCGCATCTTCGCGACAGCCTTGCGGATGTTCGCGCCGGCCAGGATATCGGTCGCCGTGACATCAGCAGTGGCAGCGTTGCCGGTGCCGCTGTAGATCACGTTCGTGCCACCGATCAGCTCAGCGACCACGATGCGGTCGATGCTGTCAGCCATGTTGAACGCGACAATGTTAGCCACTGCCGGGTCCACATCGCTGAACGCGAACTCACCCAGCTTGCGGGTGTTCAGCACGACGTTGCCGTACTCAGTCAGCGTCACGGTCACGGTGGAAACGTTGCTCAGGGCAACCGA